TCCAAGACCAAGGAGTTTGACATGAAATACAAAACATTTGGTCACAATTTCTTAGAACAGTTGAATCATTTAATAGGAATCGTTTATTATTATCTACACTCCATCCGAAATATTCCCCAATACCAACTTCTAATACTTCTATAATTGTTTCAACAAAAGTATTATTAATAAATTTAACTCCATATAACTTACTTTTTATATCATTGTCAAGAAGTATATACTTTTCTACAATAATTTCAATAAGTGTATTCTCTTCCAAATACTTTAATACAAGAGTATGTTTAGAATTAACTACATAGGAAATACCTGAATTCTGTTTAACTTCATACATCATATCAGTACCATTTGTAGTATCAAATACTGTTCTTTTCAGACCATCATCGCCAACTAATTCATCTCCAATACATATATTTTGTGACATTTTTACTCCAGTATCCCACATTAGAATTGGAGTATCTTTTGCGAAACATCCACTTGCTTTCATAATAAATTCTCCACAGTTAGGACATGGTTTAGAATCCTTCTTAATCATTTCAGCAGTTTCTACATCTTCTTTCTTACATTCATGAAGGTCATCGTGTTTTTTAGTTTTTGGAAGAAAACATTTAGAACAAGAGTAATATTCACAAATACCACATTTCCAAGCAGTGCTTAGGAATCCTTGGCAGTTATTTACAGTACAGCGTCTAATAAATTTTTTCTTTTCTTCTTCAAGTTTTTTAGTAACGTTTTCAGAAAGGTCATAAGTAGGTGGGTATTTAATATCATGAATATCAAGTTTTTTATTATTTATTTGAATTTTCAATGCTTCAGATTTAAGAAGAATTTCATCAAGTTGTGTTCTGATAATTTTAGACTCTTTTGGTGACTCAGTTTTTTTATTGTAATATTCAATATATAGTAGATTGTAATCATATAAGACAATAGTACGTTCAGATGTAATAGCGAAAATGTCTCTTTTAATTTCCATAATTTTATTATAATTATTTCTTTTACGACGTTTATCAATGGCTATATCTTGAAGACCAGGTAAATTTGAACGTTCTCTATTAATTAGAACTTCTTGTCGATGTTTAAAATATGTATTTCTAAGATAGGTTTTAGTACAAATTTCATTTAGAACAATATCGTTATAATTTACGCGACAATGTAGACAATGTGCGTCTTCATGACGATCTAATAAATATCGTTCAATACATTTAGAACAACTATCAGCTTTACAGTATTTACATACACATTTCTTTCTTATAATAGAAGTATAATTCTCCATACATACTCCACAATACTCAGGTTCAGGTTTTTGTACTTTTTCTTTTTTAATGTGTTGTATCTTGGATTTAGTAGAAGTAGTATTTGAAATAGACATTGTTGATATATTTAAATAATATAGATTTAGGCTATCAATTTTTAGATATTATGATATTATTAAAATTGAAGATAATTTAATAATAGAAACAAAAATAGAATAAATTAATTAGACTTTATTTAATAAAATAGGATAGAATATTATTACTAATTCTTTTAAATTTTGATATTTTAGTAGATATAATTATTATATTATAATTATTATCTTTATCTTTATTTGTTCCACGTTCAATTGCTTGGTATATTGAATTAATTGCTTTTTTATTTAAATTATTAGATGTATTATTAAAGTATTTATCGAGAAATTGTTGAGGAGTACAATTAAAAGGATTATCTTCAAATGTAGCATCAAGAGGAGTTTTTTCTTTAATAAGAAGTTCAATACATTTTACAGAAGGATGGAAACTGAAACACAATATAAGACAATAAATTTTAGCATTATTGTTATGTTTAATATTATCTAGTAGAGATATAGCTTCATCAGATTCAATATAGCTTTTAATTACACTAAAATTAAGCGTATTATCATTAAATAAAATCTCTTGAATGTAATTAGTATTTAACATAGAATTTGTATAAGTAGACATAGTCGCTCTAATAATTAGATGGAAATGAATATCAATTTTTTATATCAATAGCTTTAACTTTTGCTAAAATATCTGAGGATTTAATACGTTTATCAGAGTTAGAATAATTAGATAATGGCATTTTAGGATATATATACATTTGAAAAGCAGTCATAACAGATGTAATATCATTATCTTTTTCAGTATCTGAATTTGCTCCAGTAAGAATATCAAAAGGTGTTAAATAGCCGTGAAGTGTACAAATTAACGAAAGAAGTTCAAATTCTGAAATAATAGGATGATAACTTATAACATTAATTTCATTAGGTAATATAGTATTTCCATTCCAATAATCTATAGTATTTTTAGATTTATTGAGAGTAAATTTGGTCATCTATAAAGAGAATAAATATATATTTTAAGATTATAGTCGCATAAAATTTCAAACATTTCTGAGATTAATATGGAGCGGAGTCAATAAATGAATTAGTGCTATATACCAAAATAAAAATTGAAATATATTTTGGTATATTAATAATAAAGAACTTAGCATTTCCAAGTATTCCAAGTATTCCAAGTATTCCAAGATGTCAAATGATTATAAGAAAATTATTATAGATTCACTTGATATTCTAAGAAAGCGCGATCAGGCAAATAAAGCAATATTCTCTGCTCGCGCATATACAAAAGTTATTAATCAACTCAAGAACTATATAGGAAACATAACATCGTATGAAGATATTAAAAATATAGATGGTATTGGAGCAAAAATGGAAGAGAAGATTAAAGAGATTCTTGAAACAGGTTCTTTAGCATCTGCTGAGAGAGCAAAAGAGCTTTATAATATAGATGCATTAGATATATTTCAGAATATTTATGGAGTTGGTCCAGCAAAAGCATCAGATCTTGTAAAAGCTGGATACACAAGTATTAAAGATCTTCGTGAAGCAGTAATAACCAATCCAAAAATTTTGAATGATAAACAGAAAATTGGTTTAAAGTATTATGAGGAATTATTAGAACGTATTACTCGAATAGAAATGGAGGAACATCGTGATATTTTAGAAACACTTCTCCCAGATGATATGTCAGAATATGATATTGAAATTGTAGGAAGTTTTCGCCGCGAAGCAGTTGATTCAGGTGATGTAGATGTTCTTATTCGTATGCCACCAAATACAACTGCTAATATGGCAAAATGTAAGCTTGAGTCATATGTAAAGATGCTTCAAGGATTTGGATATATTAAAGAAATTTTAGCACTGGGTGAGCATAAGTGTATGGCTATTAGTAAAATATATAATGGAAAAGCTCGCCGTTTAGACTTATTAATGACACCAGATGAAGAGTATGCATATGCTATGCTATATTTTACAGGTTCTGACCGTTTTAATATAGCATTTAGGGCATATACATTAGATAAAGGATATACATTAAATGAACACAAATTAACGCCAATTAGGTTAGGAGTTCCAAGTATTCCTTATATGAAAACAGAGAAAGACATTTTCAAGTTCCTTGGACTCCGATATATAGAGCCATCGAAGCGTATAGATAATAATCAGATTATTCCTATAAGTTCAAGGCCAAAGATTGCTATAAATTAAATTTAAAATAAAAAGAAAAGTAGAAGTATGGATGGCAAATACTTTATTTTTGATATGGATGAAACATTAGCAGAATTATATTCTGTATATTATTTTATAGCAACATTACGATTAAGTAATATTTCAAGTGATGATATAGTAAATATACCAAATTCATTGTATAACAGTTTAAATAGGGGTTATAAAAAGTTTGTAAGAGAAATATTAAGAGAAGAAATTTCAAATAAGTTGGGTATTTTACGTCCAGGGGTATTGAATGTTATGATGAAATTATCTGAATTACAGAAAATAGGAAAAATTAAGAATGTTATAATTTATAGTAATAATGGGCATTTAGAAAGTTTAGAATTTATACGTGACTTAATACATAAATATGTAAATAATAATGAATTAATAAAAGAGTGTATTCATTGGAATCATCCGATGAGGGGTAATGAGGTATTGGGGCAAGTAGGAGCAACAAATAAGACATGGGGCGTATTAAGAAATATATTAATAAAAGGAAATTGTAAGGCATCAAATAAAATAGAACCAAGTAATATATATTTCTTTGATGATTTAGATCATACTGATTTAAAAATAAACTTGGGAGAAAATTATTATCAGGTACCAGGATATAGTTTTAAGTCATCATTTAATAGAATAGCTAATATTTTTAGGAAATCTCTAATAGATATGAAATTAAATGATACATATATATTAAATGATATGATAATTAAGGTATTTGGTGATTATAGTAATTTTGAAAATATTAATGAAGATGGAATAGATAACATTATAAAAATATTTTCTATGAAAACTAAGAATACAGTAAATAATAATGTATTACCGCCATCAGGCCAAGATAAAGGAATAGATATGATGTATGATGCAATTAATAAAATTAATATGAGTAATGGTGGAAAAAGAAATAAAAATAGTACAAAAAAGAGAAGAGAAAAGAAATACAGTATGAAAACACTTAAAATAAAAAATTGAAATCATATATTCATGTAGTTATATTGCGCAATCCAAGATATATCCAAAATGTCATCTATGCGTGGTCATAATTCATTCCAAGCATCTCCAGAATTAATATCCAAAATTTCTTCAATGAATTATCTTAATAATACAATTAAAGAAGACAATATGCTTGTTGATATTTCATCAATATTAACAAATATTATGCAATATAATTTATATATTATACCAATTATTATTATTATTACAGTATTAATTGGTATTATTAATTATAAACAAATAGCATCTATTAAATTACAGACAACTAATTTATATATTTGGATTAATAATTTGTATAAATCGTATACTACTAAAGATATACTGCCTGTAAATTATCGTAAAAAACTGAAAGAATCTCCTTTTATTGGATCGCAACCAACTCCATTATTACATCCTGGTTGTAATAATCTGGATCAAAATATTAAGGGACAAAATCTACAGTTCCAATTTAGTATGCCATACAGACGATTTCAATCATCAGAAAATCTTAATACAAATGATGAACATAGAATTACAATTACTACAGTTATTCAAAAGTCTCCTCAATTAATTACTAATTGAATCAAAAAAAAAAATAACAAAAAGATAGGAATGAAGACTAAATATTTTTTTATGATGTCATTAGTTATTTTATTTTTGGCAGTAGTTTTCACACATTCAATAAAAGAAGGATTTTTACAGAATTACTGTGAAAATTTTAAATCATGTATAGATTGTTCAAGCGCAAGTGGATGCTCTTGGTGTAACAAAGCAAATATATGTTTATCAAGTACAACTTTGAAGAGTACGGATAAAATATGTAATCAAATGAATACTATTTCATCATCTTTCAGTTGTCCATCAGTTTCAGGTCAAACATTACCAGAAGCAATTGCTTCAAATAATGTATTATATGATTTTAGTTTATACAAAAATAGAATTGCTGATAAAATTCCGCCTCCTAATATGTATATGTCAGGTAATATAAAAGTTAGTAATGAAGATTTATTAAGTAATACAAATGATATTCGTAATGATATTAAAAATTATAAGATAGAACTACCAGGTATTATTGCGTCAACTGTTGAAGAAAATATTAAACCAATGGTTAATGGAATTTTATCAGAAAATTATTATATTCAAGGATTTCAAGATATAAATTCAAAAACTAAATGTCAAAAACAGAATTCTTGCAGTGGATGCGTAAATAATAATGAATGCGCATGGAATCCAAGAGGTAATCAATGCGAGATAAGAGGAACAAATAATTTATGGCAAGTAATACAACCATCAAAATGTATATTATCAAGTTCAACAATAGGAAATATGAAAACTAGTCCTGCTGGGAACGTTTAGATTCAATAATGCTCATTTCAATATTATTATCAGGTTCTTCTTTAATTAATTGTATGTCATCTTCAATTAATAAAATATCATTATAAAACGGTATAGGATGTTGAATTTTGTTAATAATATTTTGTGTATATTGTTCATAGTAATAATGTAAATAAGAGCCAATTTGTTTACCTCCATAAACTAAAGCACTTGTAGTTAAAGCAGCACCAGTACCAG